CTATTACAATTCCATAAAATTACACTGCTCCAATTCTTACGTGGATAGTCTTCATTCTTTGCGCCAAGATACTTTTCAGACATCTTGGTTTTATAATCGTGTTTGACTACCAACGCATCCATGTAAGGATTCTGTAATTCCCATAACTTGGTAATGTCATCACGTACTATCATGTCTCCGTCAATGAAGATTGCCCAGCCACTAAATTTCATCAAGTGTGGTACAAGGAAACGGCTATAAATGAATTGATTACTGCCGTCAGTGTGCGTTTCTGTGTAGTCTTTAAATAGATTTAAAGCCAAGGGAATAATTTGTACAGGCTGTGTTGCATGTCTGATAATACTGTTGGCGCAGGTGTGGAAGGCAATTGCTTCTCTAGGATCATATCCTATAAAAATTGTAATCATAGTCGTTGTATATCCTCTTCAATACATTTATCACCGTATTGAATTTCTATTAATTTCAGTGGGGCGTCAGTTTCGTTGCATAACTGATGCCATTGATTAAGATGTATCCATGTGCTTTGGTGTTTAGATGGAGTAGCTAATATATCATGATCTGTGCTGTGCGGATCTACTGTGTACACTGTGGCTTCTCCTTCGGCCACAAACCAAAACTCTGCACGACTATCATGACGTTGCATGCTCAAACAAGTTTTGGGATTCACAGTGAGTTCTTTGAGTTTGGTATGCAAACCCACTTCGTGTAACACACGATAGTAGCCCCAAGCGCGAGTGGTCCGGGGTTTTTTCCAATCTTCAAGAATCCAGGAACTAGAATTCATTTTGTTTTCACCGCCTACACCAAACACAAACTCCACATCGTCAAACACCATTTCTGGTATGTTGTCTTGAGTGCGGTCCCCGCCGTTAGCAAACACAATTTCATGATTGGGAAATATCTCCTTGGCTTTACAAATAGCATCAATTGCTGTGCCATCATCATCGCCGAACTCAATCACAAGATCAACAACATGCAAAGCGGCAACAATGGCAGCACGTTCATTCCAGGGCATGAACTCGCGACCTTTTTTACGGGTAAGCCATGCATCTGAATTGAGTCCAACAATAAGTTTATCACCTAGTTGCTTGGCTGCTTGGAAGTAGGCAAGGTGCCCTGAGTGCAGTGGATCAAATCCACCAGTAACAATGACAATTTTCATAATGATATTTATATGTACAGTTTATGGTAAATATTAAACTTCAGCTATGACCCAACCCGAAAATGTTATCGATTGTGCCTGTGTAATACACGGCAACGCCTATGACTGGACTTACGTAGAGCGATTGCACTCCATGTTGACCAGAAATCTTTCACCTCTCATCATACGATTGCATGTGTGGACCGAAGCCAATAGAAATGTACCTGCACACATGGTCAAACATGTACTGGAAGAATGGCCTGGTATTGCTGGTCCAAGAAAAGCTTGGTGGTACAAATTGCAAATGTTTAATCGTAAACATTTTGAGGGCAGACTATTGTACTTTGATCTTGACACGGTGATTGTGGATCGACTGGATTGGATACTGGCATTAAATCCTGCGTTTTTTTGGTGCATACGCGACTTTAAATACCTTTGGCGCCCCACCTGGGAAGGAATGAATTCCAGTGTAATGTACTGGAACAATGCTGATTTCCCCACAGTTTGGAAACAGTTCAAAGGGGAAAATATACAATCAATTAGTAGACGTTTTGCAGGAGATCAAGATTTTCTCACAGCCGCAATTGAGCCCAGTAGACGTAGATTTTTTGACAACAGTGCTGTACAAAGCTATCGTTGGCAAGTCAAAGACGGGGGCATGAACATGCGAACACGTGAATACAGTTCCCCAAATTCGGGTGCAACTATTGCCCCGGACACAAAAATTATTATTTTCCATGGACAACCAAAGCCCCACGAAGTTTTGGATCCTAACATTCAACAGCACTGGAAATAGTGCGAATGGTAAATACTTGTAATTGGAGACACAAATGACCACACGCACATTCAAACAAATGGGACAAGGTTACGGTAGTAGCAATGCTACTATTACAGCTAAAATAAATGGAGCAACTGTATTTTCAGGCATTGTGCCCACCGCTAACCAACGATTACCAAGCAGTCCTAGCGGGACAGATGATACATATCCTACGTTATTCACCTGGACCAATGACGTAGATTTTGAAGGTACTCAAACCATGGAAATCACAGTAACAGGTGCAACTGTATTGCTGACTGAAATCAATGCCAATTATATGCGTGTTGTAAAAATTGAAGGGAAAATAGAAAATCCTAGCTCAAATTGGGTACCAACAAACTATGAATCTACTGGTCCTGACACGTATGGAATTATATTTAACGAGAAAGTAGATGGATTTATTTACACTGACCCTACTACAAATGTTGTAATCGACGGTGTGCCAAAAATTGTAACTAGAGATCCCAGTTTATCGGGACAACGACACTGGACAATCAATCCCGGATCAACCTTTATTTGTCAACTAAATGTTCAAGCTGGCCTCGCTTAAAACTTACAAATCTTACAAAAACCCTGCTCTGAGCAGGGTTTTCTTTTGTGCTTGACCTATAATTCTGCATGCTGTACAATGCATTTGCAGTCTAAAAAAAGAGGCAAACACCCAGGTTTTACAGTGTTGTTTTTATGCAACACCCGCTAAAACCCAAAAAAAAACTAGAGGTTGACCAGAAATTGCCCATTTGCTACAATACGAGTATAGTAATTAAAAAGGAGCTAGAAACAATGACTCAAGTACTAATACGCAACGGCAATTACCGCAACAAATCTGTGCAAAACATTGCCTTTACATTAGTTAAAGATTACACAAAAGGTGCCCGAGGTGGCTTTGTTACTGTAAAAAGTGACGGCTACTTTGGTGCAGAGTTTGATGTAGTGCGTGTCAAAGTTGACAGCATGGAACAAATTGAAATCGTTGGAGAACACACAATGACAGCTACAGCCGCAAAAAACACAATTGATTTTGTAAAACCCCAGGAAACTGAGGAAGAAGCAATGACTCGTATCCGCGAGCGTTTTGAAATCCTTACAGAGATGACCAAAGCCGCAACTGCCGGTGACATCCGTGCCATGATTGTATCCGGTCCCCCGGGTGTGGGCAAGAGCTTTGGTGTAGAAGCCGAGGTCGACAAAGCTTGTTTGTTTGACAAACTGTCAGGCAAACGACTCCGTGCAGAGGTAGTTAAGGGCAGTGCCACTCCAATTGGCCTGTACCAGACCCTATACAAGTACTCAGATGCCAATTGTGTGTTGGTGTTTGATGACTGTGACAGCATCTTGCTAGATGACGTGGCACTTAACTTGCTAAAAGGTGCCTTGGACTCCGGCAAGAAACGTAAAATTTCTTGGTTGTCAGAATCTAGTGCTCTGCGCCGTGAAGGCATCCCAGACAGTTTTGAGTTTAAAGGTAGTGTTATCTTTATCACAAACTTAAAGTTTGACAAGATGAAATCGCAAAAATTGCGGGATCACCTGGATGCTTTGCAGAGTCGTTGTCACTATCTGGACTTGACTTTGGACACCATGCGTGACAAGATCTTGCGTATCAAACAGATTGCCAATGATGGCGTGTTGTTTTTGGACTACGAATTTGAACAGTACCAGCAAGACGACATTATTGAGTTCATGAACACCAATCAAGAGCGGTTGCGTGAGATGAGCTTGCGTATGGCGCTGAAAATCGCAGACTTGGTCAAGAGCTTTCCTGCAAAGTGGAGACTGATGGCCGAGACTACATGTATGAAGAGTGCCTAAAATGAGCTGGATGATTGTATTAAATACAGTTGTCATGGTGTTGTGTTGGCGCTGGGCCACCCGTGATTTTGAACATGGCAATACTGCCATGGGGTGGTTCAACATATTTTTCTCAGCGTGGAATGGGGCATCAATAGCAAGTGCCATTTTTTAAAGGAATCATGATGTTTGAAAAATTTGCAGTTTGGTTTGGAACATATCGCAAACCAATTGGATACACAATTGGTGGTATCAATGTGCTAAGTGGCCTACAGTATTTTGCGCAAGGTAACACCGCACAAGGTTGGTTGTTTTTCATGATTGGTTACATTATACTTCTTGACACTTGGGACAACTAAATGAACGAACGAATTGCAGAGCTAAAGTCACAGTGTATTTTTCGTGAACAACGCGGTACCAATGCCTTCAACAGTTACATGGTAGATCGATTTGATAGTGAAAAGTTTGCTGAGTTGATTGTGAGAGAATGTGATCGTTATGCTAGGAGTGCCTGGGAACATGGTCCGTTGCTGGGTAGAGATCTGCTTATACATTTTGGTATTGTAGAGGCAGAAGATAATTAAGTGTAACAGGGAGATTGACATGGACGTGACCAGAGTTACTGCATACAACAACGAAATATATCAGCGCACGGAATACAAGCGTCTGGAACAACGGCACGAAGAGCGTAGACTAGAAGAACGTCGCAATAAATATCAATCCGAAGTCAACGAACAAAAGCGTATTGAACGTAATCGCCAACTGAATCAACCCGGACAGAATGTGGATCGGCTAGCTTAATAGATTACCGGATGGCCATTTTAGTCTAGCTCCTAGGCTATCCGTTTTATACAGGTACCCGTCAAACGGTACCTGTTTTTTTGACTTGTAGTGAGATAAATGTTATAATACACAATGACTCCCAATAGACCTCTTGAAGTTGAATCACCCAGAAATCTTTATAAGTGGGCTCGGGTGTGGAACAGCGCCCAGCGTAAATTTTTTGTACAAGACGTGCAACTACGCAGAGAAAAACAAATACAAGATTTTTTGGTATTGAATGAATTTCAATCAGTACAATTTATATCAGATACTGATGTGTTTGACCAGTTTGATGCCATGCCAACGGTTAACGCAGGAGCCGATATTGTAGTGATTACAGATCAAAAATTTAGTCGTTACCCCTGTCCTGTGATACTTGATAAAATACAACAACACCTGTCACAGTGTAGCAATCTTTATCTTTGTTTAAACAGGCATTACATAAACATTGACAACAGCTATCATGATGCCACACTAAGTGATAATTTCTGTTTGGCTATCACACAGTGGCTACGTCGAGGATTACCCAATGCCAATGTTGTAGATCTCAGTTTAGATTATTTAGATATTGGACGTAGCTTTACCTGGGCCATTCCCGACAGACATTACTACATACATTGCAAATGACTCAACTAATAGAAGACTTTGGCCAATACACCTTGCGTGATGATTGGCGCACTCAGTATTTTAGATATCGTGCAGGTAGACTCAAACACCAGTATTGGTTGGACAATAGAACACGCCAGGACGGAGCAGTAATCGACAGTTATGATCATGCTATAATTCAAAATTGTCAACCGGGTACCACTGTATTTTTTGGCAGTGCAGGATATTATATACGTGATATCTTTCCTGAAGTAGAAGTAATTGAAATGCACCCAGTGGTAAAAACATTTTATCCTGATGCACATATATGTCAAAATCGGCAACAACTATCTGAACTTGTGACATTTAGAGCTGATAATTTTGCAGTAGTAAACAATCGAGCAGACCATTGGGTAACAGTTGATGGAATAACAGAACACATAAGGTGCTATACCAAAATTATGCAGCCGGGCTGTAGATTCTTTTACAGCTTCCGCGACACACAGATACATGTCAATAGACTAAAAGTAGATCTTGAACAACATTTTATTACCTGGGCAAAAAGTTTGGAGCAACTGGGCCTGACGCTGACCTGGTATTCCGTTGACTTTGAAAAGAAAACGCCTGATGAAAATGGTTGCTATAACATGATGGAAAATCCTGATACCACCAATGGCAATTTGAAATTTTGGTTTGTGTATCAAGGTACACCTTGGGAAATCATTAAATGACACACATTGTTTGTTACACTGGTGGCAGTTGCGGAGATATTATTACTGCTCTGATTGATCCACGTGATGCTGTGTTTAAAGGGTCAGCAGTGATGCATCATGCACATAGGCAACAATTAAAAAAGCCACATTTGTTTGATGGTGATGCTAAACGCAATCAATACTTGCACAATATTGGACAACAATATCTAAGTGTACCTAGTCATGATTTAGAATACCATTTACGACAAGCACATGATTTTATCACTATTGCAGTCACTCCGTCCACAGCCTTGTGGGCCGCTGAACGATTTAGAGCATTGCACAGACCCCATGTCTGGCATGAAATGCAACAGGCATGTGGTGCAACCAGTATTGAAGATTATGCTCAGATCATGATTGATTACAGCAACATGGTAAGACAACACACAAAAAAAGTTATAAATCTAGACTACATACTTGACGGATCAGCCGCAGATATAGTACAATCATACACAGGGCAATCACCGCTGGGGCAAGATTTTTATGCCCAGTGGCTACAACTACAAACATGAAACAAGCTACACTAATAATTCAAGATGAAGTCAATGTCAAAATTGAAGGGCTTGATCTTGAAGTTCGTCGGGCACTGGTAAACAAATTCAAATATGATGTACCATATGCACGGTATTTGCCTGCTGTGAGACTGGGACGATGGGATGGCAAGGTCAGCTACTTTCAAATGGGCGGCAGTACGTATGTAAATCTACTACCTGAAATTATCCCTGTGTTGGAAAAATACAACTACGATATTGAGCTTGACGATCAGAGAACTTATAGTACCACATTTGAATTTAATCTTGCAGTTGAAGATACCTTTGCTGACAAGAAGTGGCCCAAGGGACATGAACGTGAAGGCACCCCCATTGTGTTACGTGACTACCAGGTTGAAATCATCAATAACTTTTTGCAGAATCCGCAGTGCCTGCAAGAAGTGGCCACTGGCGCAGGTAAAACTATCATGACAGCGGCCTTGAGCTGGAACGTAGAGCAGTATGGGCGCAGTGTGGTCATTGTACCAAACAAAAGTCTTGTGACACAAACAGAAAAGGACTATGTGAACATGGGTCTTGATGTAGGTGTTTACTTTGGTGATCGTAAAGACTACAACCGACAACATACTATTTGCACTTGGCAAAGCCTAAACAATCTACTCAAAGACACCAAGTCGGGCAAGGCAGAATTTACCATACAGGACTTCTTGGAGGACGTGGTGTGCGTTATAGTAGATGAAGTACACATGGCCAAGGCAGATGCACTCAAAACACTGCTAACAGGCGTAATGGCTAGAGTGCCTATTCGTTGGGGCTTGACAGGAACTGTGCCAAATGAGCAGTTTGAATTCCAGGCCATACACGTGGCCCTGGGCCCGGTTATATCAAGACTGGCCGCAAGTGAATTGCAAGACCGCGGCGTGCTAGCCAACTGCCATGTTAATATTGTGCAATTGGTAGATCACGTGGAGTATAAAGACTACCAAAGTGAACTTAAATACTTGCTGGAAGAATCCGGTCGGTTAGACACAATGGCCAGTTTAATACAACAAGTAAACGAAACAGGCAATACCTTGGTCTTGGTAGATCGTACCGAGTGTGGTCGCCAGCTGGTAGAGCGACTGGGGGACAAATCTGTATTTGTATCCGGGGCAACCAAGGCAAAAGACAGACAAGATGAATATGATCAAGTGGCTGATGCAACAGATAAAATCATTGTGGCAACTTATGGAGTGGCTGCTGTTGGTATTAATATTCCCCGCATATTTAATTTGGTGCTTGTGGAGCCCGGTAAAAGTTTTGTTAGAGTTATTCAGTCGATTGGTCGTGGCATACGCAAAGCGGAAGATAAGGACCATGTTCAAATCTGGGACATAACATCAACTTGTAAGTTTGCCAAACGTCACTTGACCAAACGCAAACAGTTCTACAAGGAAGCCAACTACCCTTATACTCAAGAAAAACTTGAGTGGATGAAAACTTGACTTTGCAAATAAAATAGCGTATACTTAACTTATGAAAATTTTAACACTAGATAACACGCCTTACGATTTAGATACGTTGCCCGAGGAAGTGGACGACATGCGTTTTGCTATTTTAGATAACAGCGATCCACAAAATCCCGACTATCATTATATTCCTTTGATCTTTTTAGAGAGTTTTAGTGCACCGGCCCTGGTATTACGCATTGGTGATGATACAATTCGAATGCCCATGGACTGGCAAATTTTAATTGGAGAACCCGACCTAGGCGACTTAGAAGTACTACCTCTTACCAGCATTAATGATCGTGGATTTAAAGTGTTTGAGTTTAACCCGCTATCAAGCTTTAGACCCAGTTTTCCAGATATTGAAATCTTGGATGTGTATCATGAAGTCACGTGGTACGCACCTAAGTTACGCAACGGACAGATGTTGGCGGTGCCAATTGAACATCATTCTAAACCTGCTTGCGTGTACTTTGTAAAAGACATCAGTCGAAATTGCGAAGTAGTTGACTACAGCAAGGCCTGGTAATCATGGAACAATACGAAAAAAGTGGTCCAACACAACAAAACAAACCTGCCCTTGCTAAAGATCCCATGTTGCAGATCAAGGATCAAATGGCCGAACAAGCTTCTCGCATTGACTTCCTTGAACGAGAAGTACGTAGACTCAAATCTCGTCTAGATGATGCAGTGGCAGCAATTAATAAACGCAATGGATAAACTTAGTATACACAATGAAATGGCATGTTTTGATCGTAAGGATCGAGACTTCTATAACTCCCTTACTGACGAAGAACGTAAGAAGTTTTCAAACTTTCTCATGATTCGGTGGGGATCAAGTGTGCAAGGTGGCCGAGAACTGCAAGAATATTATTTGCAAAGTTGTAATCACTATCTCAACAAACACTTTTTTACCATTAACCGACACCCCAAACTGCAATGGTTATGTGCCACAGCAGTGAGTCCAGACTTGGGTGTACAACGGCATCAATGGATATCGGCCAAGAAAAAAGATGATAACAAAGCCAGTGCAGGCACAAAGAAAAAACAACTCATG